ACTGCGATGGAAGGTGACTTCGATACTGGAAACGTTAGATATAAAGCAAGAGAAAGATACAGCTTCGGCTGGTCTGACTGGCGTGGAATATTTGGCTCACCAGGAGCTTAATACATTAAAGAGGGCGTTCCTCGGAACGCCCTTTTTTACTTGCATATACTAATATTTATTAGTATATAATACTGCGAATTAATTAAAGTTGATATGGACGCCGCAGCGACGACCTAACGACCATATTAATGTAATCTTAGGAGGATTATTATGTCAAATACAACATTTAGTGGTCCAGTCAGATCGGAAAATGGATTTGCAATAGTTAGCAAAAACGCTACTACTGGAACTGTTTCCAATCGAACTAGACACACAGGAACTACAAAAGATTCTAATAGATATTATCTAGAAGAGAATTTTGAAAGACTACCGGCAATAAATGCTTATCTAACTGGTTCAGAAACAAAAGACTGGGGAAGTATAGCTGATGATACAGAACTTGAAGAAGATGTAACTGTAACAGGCGCCGCTCTTGGTGACGTTGCAATTGCCGCAATGGGTGTTGATACTGTTGCAGCACAACTTACTGCTTCAGTTACAGCAGCCGACACAGTTACTGTTGTTATCAGTAACGTTTCAGGATCTGCGATTGATCTTGCTTCTGCTACTCTTACTGTCCGTGTTTTTAAAACAGGAACAGTTTCTTTTAGTAAGAATCAAAACTTCGAAGTTAGCGGAACAAACATGACAACCGCATTGGTCACTAGAAATGCTGATCGTGCTGGTATCATTGTAACAACTGCAGGAGCAGACCAAGACCAAGCAATTCTTACAACTCACGCAGATTCAGGACAAACCGCATGGACTGGAACAGTATGGGGAACAGAGAACCAAGTTGAATGGGAATGTTCACTTAATCCTAATGCCATTGATAACCAATGGTGGTGGGCTGGGTTAAAACTGACTCATGTTCCAGAATCAGCAACAGATGCTAATCAGGCTTACTTTACCTTTGGCACTGATAATGATAACTCTGGTACATCACTAAGTGATTTTACAAAATTGCACTTTATTCATAGTATAGCTGATACTGATTATATCAGCCAATTACCTATTACTGTTGCAGCTAATACCACTTATCATTTAAGAATAAAAATTGATAGTGACAGAAAAGCTACAATATTTGTAAATGGTGTTCAGTATAATGTAACAAGTACTGCAGGTGCTACTGGTGGAACAGCAGTCACTGTAGGATCTTCTAAAACAGCAGCCTTGACCGATGATATTGATTTAATTCCATCTATTGGAATTGAAGCAAATGCGGGTGCCGCTGAATTATTAGATGTGCACTACACCTCAATTAGTAGAATTATTTACGAATAATAAACTTTAATGGAGTGGGGGTGAAAACCCCCTCTCTCCAATAGGAGGAAAAAATGGCACAAGACTTAAAATCATCGTCTGTAATTACGGCTACAGCGCTAGATGCTGATGGTTTATCAACTGCAGCAGCAGTTGGAAATAATGCAGCACTTACTTTAGGCGGAGCATTAACTTCTGGAGGGGCATATACAGCAGACTCTGGAACAGCTAGACCAATTACTCTTTTAAGTGCAGGGGATGATTCAGGAATTACATTTACAGTAGTGGGAACTGACATACATGGAGATGCTCAAAGTGAAACTGTTACTGGAGCAGATACTGGAACAGCAACAAGCTCAGGATATTTTGCAACTATATCATCAATAACAGCAGTCGGAAACCCAGCAGGAAATATGTCTGCAGGAATTAATGCAAACGTAGCAGGAGTTATATTTAAAGGACGTACAAGAGTTAAAAACTTAATTTGGTCTGGTGGCGGTGCTATTGGAACAATTAATATAAGAAACAGTTCAATATCAGGAACAAGTTTAATAGCAGTTCGTTCTGACCCTACTTTAGGTGTTAATGCTCAACTTTCTTTAGATCCAGATGGAGTTCTTTTTGATTCTGGAGCTTATATTACTTATGCAGAAACTCAGTGTAATAGTGTAACAGCGTTTTACGGATAGGCTAAATGGCTTATTCAGGCACACAAACCTTTAATCTCTCAATAGATGAAATCATAGAGGAAGCACTGGAGCGTTGCCAATTGGAAGCGCGAAGTGGCTATGATTTAAAGACAGCAAAAAGATCCCTTAACCTCATGTTCTCGGAATGGGCGAACCGTGGATTGAATCTATGGACCGTTGCCTATGCCACGCAGACATTGACAGCTGGAACAAATTTCTACGGGGTTGACCAAAAGGTCGTGGACATTCTGGACGCGACAATCACAACAACAACTGGTGCAACTGCAAATCTGGAAGGGGACAGCAGCACTACTGATGTTTCTGTTGCAAGAATTTCACGAGAGGAATTCATGAATCTTACCAGAAAGGAGAAATCATCAACTGGGGATGCAAGACCCACACAATGGGCCCTGATCCCTGGAACGGTTACAACTGGTGGTGCCACCACTAGCGGTCGACCGCAGTATGACATGACTCTTTTCCTGTATCCAAGCCCGGATAAGGCCTATATTTTCAAATATTTCTATATTGGCAGAATACAGGACGCCGGTGATTATGTTAATAACGCCGATGTCCCTTTCTATTTTCTTCCGTGTTTGACTGCAGGGCTGGCTTACTATATAAGCTTAAAGAGGGCGCCAATGCTAAGTGCGAACTTAAAGGCGGTGTATGATGAGGAATTTAAGCGTGCTGCTGAAAATGACCGAGAACGAACTTCGTTCAGGGTTGAACCGGCGCAAGCTTACATACCATAGGAGGATAAATGGTTAAATGTGAAAAATGCGGTAGTGATTGTGATTGTGGAGACAATTGTCAATGCACAAACTGCGAATGTAAAAAGGAGGAATAATGAGTAATAGAAACTGGAACTCTCAAACTGCCAACACTAGAGAAAAATCTGGTGGGGTAAAATCAAATTGGAGTGATAGAGGAACTAATTCTGTTTCTGAAGCTAAGGCTAAGGAAAAGTCAAGATCTGTTTCACTATCTAAAGGAACTGTTTCTGGAACCGTTCAAGGAATGGGAGCCGCTACTAAAGGCGGAAAATATCATTGGGCAGGATCCAAAGATTCTAAGTGGTAGGATAGATGGCGTACGCTAGAGGAAAATACGCACAATCCATATCAGATCGCAGTGGAATGGCATTTCCCTACAAGGAAATGGTAAAGGAGTGGAATGGCTCGCGTGTTCATAAAAGTGAATATGAACCAAAGACAGCACAGGACCATCCTCGTAAGCATTCTCCTGATAGGGAATCATTACAACATACCAGAACTGACAGGGATGAAAGTACTGTCGCAACATTGCTGCCTCTAGATCCTTTCAGGTTTACGGCTAGCAGTGCAACAATATCAGTTTTTGAACCTGGCCATGGACGGTCAAGCAGCGATACTGTAAGGTTCAGGGATGTCAGAGGTCTTATATTTGGGGCTGACATAGATGAATTAGAGGATTCTGATGGATACAGCATTACAAAGACAGATGATGACTTTTATACCTTTACAGTTTCATCAGCCGCAGGAACAACTGGCAATGGCGGGGGCGGTTATGTCTCTGCCGGACCAACGACATTGAGTGCATAATGACAACATACGCGGAATTAACACAACAAATTTTAGATTATACGGAAACGAGCACGGACGTGTTATCTTCAACACGAACGGATGATTTCATAGAGCATACGGAAAATAGGATATTACGGGAAGCTGATATTGATGCGTTTAAGTCTCATCAGTATTCAGCATTAACATCTAGCAATCCTTTCTTATCCCTTCCTGGTGCGTCAGGCATTGGTGCAACTCCAACAACATTAGCTACAATCAGAACGGTGCATATTTATCCTGCTTCAGGAACGGCAACAAGAGATTTTTTGGAGCAACGCGATATAAGTTTTATGAATGAATATTGGCCAGTGAGGGCAACCACGGGAACGCCAAAATATTGGTCCTGGTGGGATGAGGATACAATTTATGTTGCGCCAACACCGGATGCAGCATATAACGTTGAAATAGGAATTACCAGACTGCCAACAAGACTGTCCAGTTCCAATACAACTTCTTGGCTGGGGAACAATGCCCCAATAGCATTGCTTTATGGATGTCTTGCAGAAGCCTTCAAATTCTTGAAGGGACCAGCGGAAATGCTGCAATTATATGAACAATCATATCAACGTGCCATTCAAGAGTTGATAATTGAACAACAAGGAAGACACCGAAGAGATGAGTATATGCATGGTGAATTAAAAATACCAGGCATGCAAACACAACAAAAATCCATAGGAGGATAAGATATGGCGATAACTCAGGCTGTTTGCACTAGCTTTAAGCAGGAGATTCTTGTTGAAGGCCATGATTTCACGGCTACAACAGGGGATACTTTTAAGATTGCATTATACGATAGTTCAGCTACTTTAAGTGCTTCAACAACTGCCTATTCCAGCTCAGATGAAGTTTCTAATTCAGGAACCTACACGGCTGGCGGTGGTAATTTAACAGCGGTAACCCCAACAACAAGCGGAACAACTGCTCTTTGCGATTTTTCTGACATATCCTTTACATCAGCGACAATCACGGCACGAGGTGCATTGATTTACAATAGCAGCGCCTCTAATAAGGCTGTAGTTGTTCTAGACTTTGGAGGGGACAAGACGTCAACAAGCGGAACGTTTACAATTGCGTTTCCAGCGGCAGATTCAAGCAATGCTATTATAAGATTGGCGTAGGGAGTTTCAATGGCGCTAAAGCTGAATGATAGAGTCAAGGAAACTTCGACAACAACAAGCACAGGCACGCTTAGCTTAAGCGGAGCCGTTTCAGGGTTCGAGACATTTGTTGCGGGAATCGGTGATGGCAACACGACATACTACGCCATTGTCAACCGCGATGAGGACGAATGGGAAGTAGGCCTTGGAACTGTTGCTGATCTTTCAACAGACACACTGGCAAGAACAACGGTCATTTCAAGTTCAAACAGCGATTCCGCTGTTGATTTCAGCGCAGGGACAAAGGACGTATTTTGCACCCTGCCGGCAAGCAAGATTGCATCCCTTGATACAAATAATAATTTAACAATTGGAACAGGATCCGCGGGCGTTGACTATACATTAACGTTTGACGGTGAATCAGCCGATGGTGTTTTAACATGGATGGAGGACGAGGATTACTTTAAATTCTCTGATGACATTTTAATAAACAGTACAGAAAAAATTCAATTTTACGATACTGGCTTATATATTTATTCCTCTACAGACGGTCAATTAGACATTGTTGCAGATACAGAAGTACAAATAGCCGCAACCACGATAGACATTAATGGAGCTGTTGCATTAAATGGCGCTATTACTGGTGCTACTGACATTACTTTATCAGGTGAGTTAGATGCGGCAACATTGGATATATCCGGTAATGCGGATATTGACGGTACACTTGAAGCTGATGCTATTACAATAGGAAGCACAGCTATTGGATCTATCTATGGTGTAATTGCAGGAAGCTCTAGCATTGTGACAACAGGGGCGTTGGACTCAGGTTCCATAACTTCAGGTTTCGGGGCGATAGATAACGGAACTTCAGGAATAAGAACTGATACATTCACGGCAGAAACTTCACTCGTGCCGGATGCTTCAGGAGGAGCAGATATAGGAACAGCCTCTCTAGAATGGGGTGATTTTTATATAGCCGATGACAAGTACATTCAATTCGGCTCAGATCAAAATATTCTTGTAGGATATGACGAAACAACAACTGATACTTTAAAAATCGCGGCGACCGAAGGAGCGGGCCTGGCCATTTCCTTGATGGCTGATCAAGGTGATGACGCGGGCGATGAATGGAAATTAAATGTCGCTGATGGAGGCACCATTACTCTTGGTAATGACATTAATTCAGCGGGAACATATGTAACCCATTTAACGCTCACGCCGAATTCAACAGTAACAAGTTCATTGGCAACTTTCGCAGGGGAAGTTCAAATGGTTACTCTTGATATTGGAGGAACAAATGTAACAACTACTGCGGCTGAAATTAATTTAATTGACGGTGGTACTTCTCGTGGTACGACTGCTGTAGCAAGCGGTGATGGCATACTCATCAATGATGATGGTACAATGCGTATGACTAATGTTGATACTGTTTCTACTTATTTTGCTTCCCATTCAGTAGGGGGCGGAAATATTGTTACAACAGGAGCTTTGGATTCAGGTTCCATAACTTCTGGATTTGGAGCAATAGACAATGGTACCTCCGGAATACGAACTGACACATTTACGGCAGAAACATCAATTATTCCCGATGCTTCTGGCGGTGCTGATTTAGGTTCCGCTAGTGCTGAATGGGGTGATTTTTATATCGCTGATGACAAGTACATTCAATTTGGATCAGACCAGAATGTTCTTGTAGGATATGACGAAACAACAACTGATACTTTAAAAATCGCAGCAACTGAAGGTGCGGGACTGGCCATTACCTTAATGGCGGATGAGGGAGATGACGCAGGAGATGAATGGAAATTAAACGTCGCTGACGGGGGAACCATCACCCTTGGTAATGACATTAATTCAGCAGGAACTTTTGTAACTCATTTCACATTAGCACCAAATTCAACAGTAACAAGTTCATTAGCAACTTTCGCAGGAGAAGTTCAAATGGTTACCCTCGATATCGGGGGAACGAATGTAACTGCTACTGCGGCTGAATTAAACTATTCAGACCTTGCAACACTGGGAACAAGTGCGTCTTCAAAAGTATTATCAGCAGATGCTAATAACCTAACAAAAATAACAGGTGGTGTGTACTTAGAGGAAGATACATTATCGTTTGATGCCACGCAGGATTGGGATGTACGAGCATCTCCAGTTGCACAAGTGACATTGACAGCCAATGTAACCTTTGATTTACCTTCTAATCCTACAACAGGACAGTATATTTCTATTCTTTGCATACAGGATGGGACAGGTTCAAGGACGATTGCATGGAACGCCGCTTTTGAATTTACAGGTGGTACTGCCCCAACAGCCACTACAACGGCAGGCAAGGCTGATTTATTTACCTTTAGATATCACAATTCACATTGGGTAGAAGTTGGAAGAAACCTTAACTTAACAAGGGCTTAATATATGGCATTTTTAATAGGAGGAGCTAATTCAGCGGCGGATACAGGGTATGACATAGATAATTCTTGTCGGTTTAATGATGGTGATTCTCCCTATTTACATATTACGCCCAGTGCGGGGAATAGAAAAACTTGGACTTGGAGTGTGTGGATTAAAATAGGAGTTCCCGGTGTTAAATACGGTTTATTTGCCT